ATTCCTTTTAGCCAGACGCAGCGAGTACCCCGCCTAACTACTATGAAAAAATTATGGATAGATTTCGAGACGCGCAGCAAATGCGACTTACCTTCACGCGGGGTTTATAACTATGCGCAAGATGCAAGCACGGATGTACTATGTATGTCCTACGCCTTTGATGACGATGAGGTTGTTACCTGGCGCCCTTCCCAACCTTTCCCCGATTCCGTACGTACCCATACTGGCCAGGTCTATGCACATAATGCCGCTTTTGAGCGGCTCATATTCTGGTATGTCCTTCAAGTGGATTTCAGGCTTGAACAATTTATCTGCACAGCAGCGCAAGCTCGCGCTAACTGTCTTCCCGGTTCCTTAGAAGATATCGGTCGTGCGCTGTCATCAAACATGCGCAAGGATCATCGCGGCAATCAATTGATTCGTTTGCTGTCGATTCCCCGCGCTGACGGCTCGTTTAATGACGACCCTAAACTAATGGATGAGATGGTTGCATACTGTGAGCAAGATGTACGCACTATGCGCGAGATCAGCAAGGCCATGCGTCCATTGTCTGAAATTGAGTTGGCTGACTATCACGTCAATGAGCGAATCAATGATCGTGGCGTACTGCTTGACGTGCCATTGGCTGAAGCGGCAATTCGTTACGCATCCGTTGAACTTGAAGAAATTGAAGGTATTGTGCAGGACGTAACGCAAGGCGAGATTACTTCAGTACGTAGCCCACGCATGAAAAAGTGGGTGATGGATCGCGTAGGTGAACAGGCATTAAAGTTGATGGTCGTCTATAAAGATGGCGAGAAGAAATACAGTATCGATAAAAACGTACGTGCTAATCTATTGGCGTTTGCTGAGGAAAATAAAGATGAGATTCCGTCCGATGTGGCCGAAGTTATACAGTGCGCCGATGACCTCTGGGCGTCGTCGGTTGCGAAGTTCAGCAGGCTTAGCGGCCTTGCAGACGAAGAAGATCATCGCGTTCGCGGCGCGTTCGTCTTCGCTGGCGGCTCAGCTACTGGACGCGCATCAAGTTACGGAGCTCAGGTACACAATTTCACAAGAAAATGTGCCGCCGAGCCAGAGGCCGTCCGCCACGCTATGGTTCGTGGACACGCAATCGTCCCAAGATTTGGAAAACGGGTTACAGATGTTCTCAGGGGAATGCTCAGGCCCTCATTGATACCGGCTGAAGGTAAACATTTTGTCGTTGCTGACTGGTCTGCAATTGAAGCGCGTGTCACGCCCTGGGCGTCTGCTGATCCTGAAGCTGAATCAGTATTAGATGTATTTCGGTCAGGCAAGGACATTTACAAGCGTGAAGCGGCAGGAATTTTTCGCGTACGTGAAGAAGACGTCGACAAAGACCAGCGCCAGATCGGCAAGGTCGCTATCCTGTCACTAGGTTTTGCCGGTGGAGTTGGCGCCTTTGCGGCGATGGGGCGCAACTACGGCATTCATACGGCTGAATCTGACGCACGTCGAATCGTCGATGCGTGGCGTCGCGCTAACCAGTGGGCAGTTAACTACTGGCAGAAGCTCGAATCAGCCTACACCCGCGCTATGCGCAACCCAGGCCATGAATTTAAAGCTGGGCGAGTGACTTATCTGTTTGACGGTCAACACCTATGGTATGCGTTGCCCAGTGGGCGTGTGCTCTGCTATCCATTCGCTAAATTAGAATCAGATGGTATTTCCTATCTGAAAGCATCATGGAAACCTGCGGCTGATGCCACCGAATGGCCAAGAGCGCGCTTGTGGAAGGGTCTAGCCTGTGAGAATATAACGCAAGCAATCGCCAACGATTTGTTAAGGCATTCTTTACGCCAATTAGATGACATTGTGCTGCATGTGCATGATGAAATTGTTTTAGAGACTGCCGATCCTGAAGCACAAAATAAACTGAAAGACGCCATGTGTACTGCGCCAGACTGGGCAGAAGGCATCCCATTGGCGGCTGAAGTCGAGACAATGAGCCGATACGGCAAATAAAAACGCCCTGTGGGTTAGACAGGGCGCCAACTACTGGAGGTTATTACATGCAATTCATTGATTACTTAATTTCACTTGCCCCTGAAGGAGAGACGGCATTAATTGTACGCCAAAAACCGATTTTACAAAACGGTGAGATGCAATTTCATGCCGATGGTGCGATTAAATGCACATGGCCTGCGTACATGCCGACACACAAACGCAAGGCTGGCGAGGCTTGGTACGGCAATACGGCGAGCTTTATCGTCGATCGTTTTAACGGCAAAGTGAGCGCCAGCGCGGCAAACTGCCAATATATTTTGGTCATGATGTTGGATGACATCGGCACCAAGTCAAAACAGCCACCACTTGATCCGACATGGATTATGGAGACGTCTCCAGGCTCATTTCAGTGGGGCTATGCGTTTTCCGAGCAGCCTACAAAAGAAGACTTCGCTGCGGCAATACGCGCAATCGCTGACGCTGGTTACACTGATCCTGGTGCCTGCAATCCAGTGCGCAATTTCCGCCTTCCCGGCTCGGTTAACTTAAAGCCAGGCCGCGATAATTTTGAAGCTACGCTTGCCCACTTTAATCCTGAGCGTGAATACACATTGGATGAAATCTGCAAGGCGCTAAATGTTGTGCCGGTTGAAGGCGTTAACCTGCAATCAAACCCAATACGCTTGACCGACGATGGTGGCGACGATGTGATGAAGTGGCTATCAGACAATGGCTTGCTACTGACTAAACCGAATAACGAAGGCTGGGCAGGCATAATCTGCCCTAATAATGCAGAGCATACCGACGGCAATCCAGAAGGCCGTTACATGCCAGCAAACCGCGCTTACTGCTGCCTGCATAGCCATTGCATAGACTTTGACTCTGGCACTTTCCTTAACTGGGTGGCAGCTAACGGTGGCCCAAAACACCAACCTGGGCTCAGAGACGAATTACTGGCGCAAAAAATGGATCAGGCGTTATCTAAACTGACGCCCAGCGAAATGTTTAAAGATGATGCCGCAGCGATTGTGGCGGCAGTGGAGCGGCGTGAACTAGGCCGTATTGAAAAAGCGCAATGGTTTGAAAGGTTTGCTTATGTCCAAGATGATGAAAATTACTTTGATTTACATGATCGGCGAGAAATTTCTCGATCTACTTTCAACGCACTTTTCCGGCACATATCCTGTCGATCGATCCATAACGGACGCCAAGTTGAAGCGGCTACGTCGTTTGACGAGAATAGACAGGAGCAGGGCGCGCATGCGCTAGTCGGTATTACCTACGCAGCAGGCGAAGACGTATTAGTTTTTCGTGATGGCCAGAAGTACGGCAACAGATGGCGAAACGCAAGACCTGAACCGAAGACCGGCGACGCTAGCCCATGGCTAAAGCATGTCGAGCGCATGATCCCTATTGAATTTGAGCGCGAGCATTTTTTAAATGCACTGGCTCACAAGGTGCAATTTCCTGCGCATAAGATTAATCACGCTATCCTAATTGGCGGGCACCCAGGCAGCGGTAAAGACACCATGCTGGCGCCCTTTTTTTGGGCGATAGGCGGTACGGCAAAGGCAAACTGCGCCCTAGTGCGCAATGAAGATTTAAACTCGCAGTGGGGTTATGCGCTCGAATGTGAAGTGATGGAAATAGCCGAACTGAGACAAAGCGAAGCTAAAGACCGGCGCGCACTAGAAAACGCATTAAAGCCAATTATCGCGGCGCCACCTGAATACCTGCAAATAAATCGCAAGGGTTTGCACCCATACATGGCGCTAAACCGAGTTTTCGTTATTGCATTCTCAAACGAGAGGGCAGCTATCAGTATTCCATCGGATGACCGGCGCTGGTTTTGCCTGTGGGCAGAGGCTAACCGGCTACCAGAGGCCGACGCCATGAAACTGTGGAACTGGTACGAAAACCAAAATGGCTTTGCCATAACTGCAAACTGGCTCGCAGCTCGCGATGTTTCAAACTTTAACCCATCGGCAGCTCCACCAATGACAGAAGCAAAAGCGATTATGATTGATCAAGGCCGGTCGACTGCAGAATCGTTTTTAGTCGAGCAAATAACAGAGCGCAAAGGTGAATTTGCGGCCGGTGTTATCGCGGCGCCTTTTTATGCTTTATGCGACCGGCTAGCAGGTATGGCGCCGGCCGGTGTTAAAGTGCCACAAGCGGCGCTATTGCACGCGCTACGTGAAACCGGCTGGCAGGATATGGGGCGAATCATGAGCCGCGAATTCACGACTAAGCGCCAGCTATTCGCGGCGCCTGATATGGTAGGAAAAAGCAAAACTGAGCTCCGGCGCTTAGTGGAAGAAATTCCGGCACCGATAATTAAAATCAAATAATCCTGCCACCGCTAACGCGTTGACAGAAAAAAGGCCGCCATTACGGCGGCCAAGTCCGGCACTGCAGAGTAGAGCGCCGGAGGGAGGGTTACATTCTACGCAAAATTATGATCAAGGCACCGATTAATTTGAGTAAGCCCATAGCGCCTCCTGTTCAATTGTCTTGATTAACTCGCGGTCTAGAAAATCTGTTATATCGACGCCTCCCGCGTACGCGTGCACTAGATAAGCGGCACCATGATAATTACAGTCTAAGTCCGGCGCCTCATAGCTCATAAAACAATCAAGCTTATCGGCATAGTTAAAATAATCTAGGTTTTGTGGCCAATAAATATCGGTTTTCATAACACAGCTCCCGCGCGCTGAATAATGCGCAGTAATGTGACGTGGTCTTTAGGGTCCAAGTCAATCAATTGATATAGCACGCGGCGCAGCTCATCATTTTTTTGTTGTAAGTCTTCAATCAATTGATCCGCGTCTTTTAAATCGGCGGTTAACTCGGCGACACGTTCGGATACCGGCGGATCATTAACTAGCGCGTAGAGCTCGGCGCGCTCTAAGTCTCCGGCCATATATGCGGCGCGCTCTAGTTCTTCGAATGTACGTGTACTTGTTTGAATGTGTAATTGATTAGTTTTCATTGTTTTCTCCTTGTGCCCATAGCATGGCCTGCAAAATTGTTTGAGCTAAATCGTGTAATTGTTCTTGAATTTCTTCATTCGGATAGTCTTCGAATGGTTCCCATGGAACCTCGCATTCATCGTCGCTATAGAAAAAACTTTCCGCGATACCATATGCGCGCTCTAATAATTGGCTGTTAGTTTTCATTTTTAGTATCCTTTCGTTTTAGATAAGCAAATTTGTGCGGCGCCGTTTTCGCGTACGGTGTGCCGCTCGTAATGGATAACGCCGTCATAATCTAAAAATTCATGTTCGCTGCACTCTACAAAATCAGGCTCTTCTAATTCATAATCGCAAATAAAATAACGTATATTCATTTTTTCCTCCATTTATGCGGCCAATTTGATTCGAATCACTTTTCCCATTTTTTGCCCATGGGCTGGATAAGCTATTACTTTCACTTTTTTGTCATAGCATGCGCGGCAGTCGCCGCACTTGCCGCCATTGGCATAGGCGCCGCACAATTTAGCGCCGCGAGGTAAGTCGGCTGGCGTCGGAATAATTACCGAACCATGGAGGCCGCGGGTAAATTGGCCGGTGACAGAGTCACTAGAAAAACGGACAGCGACATTTTTTAGTTCGCGCATTTGCTCTAATACAATTCTAAATTTCGGGAATTTATGCATTCTAGTGGGCAACCAGTGTTTAACCCATGGCGTGCGCTTCATCACTTCTAGCATTTTTTCTGCAAGGCCGAGCGCGTACATGTCGCCGCTATCGAACCAGCGAAAGTGCGTATCTTGTGCGAGCTCTTCGACCATTTCATCGCACCACTCTAAGCGCTGCCAGTCTTCGCGATTATGGCGCCGCGGCGCTTTCACATTTTCGAATCTATAATTTCCCGTTGTTGCATAGCAACCCTTGCAGGCGTCGACTAGTTCGCCGTTTTCTATTGAAGCGGGGCAAGTTTCGAGCGCCTGCAAAGACCAAGAGCGGACGCCGAGTTTTGAAGTGTTTGAAATTTTCATTATTTAACCTCGATATTCAAATTAATTTTATTGAAGCGCTCATATGAGCGAACTATAGAAGGCCGAGTACGTGATACGCGCGATTTTAAGACCGGCTCTAATCGGCGCCAATTTACAAAAGCCGTATAAAATTTTGCATAGTCGCTATCCTCTTCGAGATAAGCGAAATTTTTGCGTATATATGAATAAGGTGAAATTGAATCTAATAAATTTAACTCGGCCAATAATTTAATGGGCACTTTTACCCAACCATGTGAAGGGTCTTGTATATAGTCGAAAGTTTTCATGTTTTCCTCCCGTTAAAATAGAAATAAGGCCACTAAAAACACATAAAAAACCGCTGCCACTACTAAACCGCCAATAATCTCTTTCATGTTTTCCTCCCGTTTTGTTTTGTACTGCAAGCAAAATGTACACTATCTTTTTACTGTTGTAAAACATTATTTTACGAGCATGCAAAAAAAAGGCTCTTTTTTTGGCCTTTTTTAAAATAATCATTGATTGTTTGAGATTTTAGTTTTGAATATTTTGCTTTGTTTTTGTCATATAGTTAATAAAATGGCGTTTTGTAGTCACTCGTAGTCATTTTGTAGTCATGCGTCGACTTACAAACAATGGCGCGCGTACTAGGTTTTGCGGCATGTAGTCATGTAGTCATTTATTTTATTAAATTAAGAGATAATATCGTTAATAATAATAGCGGTTTAGGCCATGCTAACTGAAATAGTCAAAAAAGTGACTACAATGACTACGTAAGTAATTTGATAACTTTTGTTACTTTGCCGCGCTGAGTGACGGTAAATGCGATATCGTCGACGGTGACGGATAGCGTGCCTTTATGTGTACGCTGAGAGATTGATACAAGCGCCGGCAGATATACCGCGGCGCCGGTTTTTATCGCGATTAATTGTGAGCTCGTAATAGTGTCTAAGGGTTCGAGCGCTTGATGCAAGGCTAGCGGATTATTACAATGGCCTGAAAATATAACTTGTTTTTGTGACATAATTAACCCCGTTAAAAAAATTAACAGTGAGAATTTTATATGCCTTCAGGCCGTCCGGCTAGTGCTAATACTGTTTACTTTACGCGCAAATTAGATAGCGCCTCCCGTTCTATTCTTGCTAGTGCCGGCGCCGGTGATATCAGCCAAGGGTTCAAGAATTTGCTCGATATATACAGAGCGCTATACCTTCGCGGGTATACGCCGGATAAAGATATAGATTGTTTTCTTGACAATATGAGAGATAAAATAATCTCTTGTGAGTAATGCGGATAAGGTGCCCCATGTTCACGCCTTAGCGCCCCGTGGTGACGTTTTCGGCGCCTAGTTGATACCTAGTAGGCCTGAGCTATTATCGCGGCTTAAAGCGGCCATAATCAGCGTTATGTAAAGCGTGGCCAATAGCGCAAAGCTATGAATTTCGATAGCATTTTGGCAATAGGGGGGAGGGGGTGGGCTGGCCATGAAAATTTTGCTGTAGCCTCCACCCCACACCAAAAAGCAAAAAGGGACTTTTCAAAAAGACAACTACCTATTTAGCAAAAAAGTAGTTAGAATGCAAGCCATGAAAACACCTATTATTGCTGACCGTTCAGTTCCAACCGAGCTGCCAAAAACGGACAACCAGCGACTAAAAGAGTTAAAAGCCATGTTGCTAAGCGACAAGGGGACGAATGTGGTTGCCAAAGTGATTGACATCGCGTTGGACGACACGCACCCAGGTCAAATGGCGGCGTTGAAAATGTGTATGGACAGAACGCTGCCAGCCAGCATGTTCGATAAAGAGAAGACCCAGCGCGGGGCGGTTACGATTAACATCACCGGCATTGGCGCGCCTGAGATTAAGGATATCGTCGATGGCTGATCTTAACTTTTCGCTCCTGCCGTGGCAGCAAGAGGTCTTTGCTGATCAGACGCGATTTAAAGTCGTCGCAGCCGGACGACGGTGCGGAAAGTCCAGACTCGCGGCCACTACATTGTTGATTGAGGGTTTGCGCTGCCCGCCAGGTTCAGCAGTGCTTTACGTGGCGCCGACCAACGGGCAGGCGCGGCAGATTATCTGGAACGTGTTGTTGGAGTTGGGGCGTGAGGTTATTCAGGCCAGTCACATCAACAATCAAGACATCACGCTAATTAACGGAGCTGTAATCTACGTCAGAGGCGCCGATCGCCCAGACACTCTGCGTGGTGTTAGCTTGACATATGCAGTGCTGGACGAGGTGGCTGACATCAAACCAGAAGCGTGGGAGCAGGTTATCCGAGCGTCACTATCGGACAAGAAAGGTCGTGCCATGTTTATCGGCACACCGAAGGGCAGGAATTTCTTTTACGACTTGTACAAGTCAGGACAGGATGAAGACAATGAGGATTGGAAAAGCTGGCATTTCACGACGAAAGACAATCCGCTCATCGACCCAGTTGAGATTGAGTCTGCGAAAAAGACTCTTAGTTCGTTTGCATTTAAACAGGAATATCTGGCAAGTTTTGACAACGCCGGTTCGGATATTTTTAAAGAAGAGTGGCTCAAGTATGGCGAGGTCCCGGAGTATGGCAGCTATTTCGTCGCTGTCGACTTGGCCGGATTCGAAGAAGTGGCTAAGCAGGCGGCCAATGCTAAGAAGAGGCTGGATGAGTCAGCAATAGCGATCGTCAAGGTAACGGACGATGGCAAGTGGTATGTTGAAAAAATTGAGCACGGACGCTGGGATATTCGCGAAACTGCGGCTAAAATACTGCTAGCAATTAGGAAATACAGGCCGATATCGGTGGGAATTGAGCGCGGAGCGCTAAAGAATGCGGTTTTACCGTATTTGAGTGACTTAATGCGCAAGAATAATGTATATTCCCACATTATCGATCTGACGCACGGAAATAGGAAAAAAACCGACCGTATCATCTGGGCGCTGCAAGGCCGATTTGAGCATGGCCGGATAATTTTGAACCAAGAACAAGACTGGGACGATTTTACAGATCAGCTCCTAATGTTCCCCGCGCAAGGCGTTCACGACGACTTGCCCGATGCGTTGTCCTACATTGATCAACTAGCCGTCACATCTTACTTTGAGGAAGATGACGATGATCAGTGGGAACCAATAGACATTATCGCCGGGGTATGACATGGAACAAAACGAATTCGATCAACCTACAGAGAACGACAAGGAACTAGTCTCGTTCGTTGTAGATCACTGTGACCGCTGGCGCGACTGGCGTAACACCAATTACCTACCGCTATGGGAAGAATACGAACGTATCTTTCGTGGTGAGTGGGCAGCCGAAGACAAGACCCGTGATTCAGAACGCAGCCGCGTAATTACGCCAGCCACACAGCAGGCGGTGGAAACACGCCACGCTGAAATCATGGAAGCAATTTTTGGCTCAGGCGAATTCTTTGATATCGAAGACAACGTAGTAGATGAAAACTTTGAGATCGACGTTGCGCAAATCAAAGCACAACTCGAAGAAGACTTCAAGAAAGACAAGATCAAGAAAGCAATCGATCAGATCGAATTGCTAGCTGAGATTTACGGCACTGGTATTGGTGAGATTGTCGTTAAGACTGAGACTGAGTACATTCCATCGATGCAGCCAATTCCTGGTCAACCAGGCCAAGCTGCGATTGGCGTAATAGAAAAGCCACGCGTAGCAGTGAAGTTGGTGCCGGTTAACCCAAAGAATTTCTTGTTTGATCCTAATGGTACTGAGATCAACGATTGTATGGGTGTGGCCATTGAGTCGTACATATCGATTCATAAAGTAGTCGAAGGTATTGAGCGTGGTATCTATCGTAAAGTTGATATCACACCGATATATGAAGACACTGAGTTAGAGCCCACACAAGAGGTCAGCCAGTATCAAGACGAGAAGGTACTACTCTTAAAATACTACGGGCTAGTACCGCGTGAGTATTTACAGAAAGTAGACAAAGAAGAAGTTGTTCAACTGTTCCCAGACGATTCTGCGGCAGAAGACTACACCGACATGGTGGAAGCCATTATCGTTATTGCAAACGATGGTCTTTTACTCAAGGCAGAAGAAAATCCGTACATGATGAAGGATCGTCCAGTGATGTCGTATCAGGACGATACAGTGCCGAATCGCCTGCTTGGTCGTGGTACGGTTGAAAAAGCATACAACATGCAGAAATCAATGGATGCACAAGTTAGATCGCATCTTGATTCACTTGCATTGACTGCTGTGCCAATGATGGCGATGGATGCAACGCGCTTGCCCCGTGGGGCAAAGTTTGAAGTGCGTCCAGGTAAAGCCTTCATGACCAACGGCAACCCGAACGAGATTCTTTATCCATTTAAATTTGGACAGACAGATGGCAATAACATCGCGACTGCTAAGGATTTTGAACGTATGCTGTTGCAAGCGACGAGTACGCTTGATTCACAGGGCATGGTTACGAATGTGTCGCGTGATGGCGGTGGCAATGCAGGTATGTCTATGGCGGTTGCCTCCATCATCAAGAAATACAAACGAACATTGGTAAACTTCCAAGAAGACTTCTTGATCCCGTTTATCAAGAAAGCTGCATTCCGTTATATGCAGTTTGATCCTGAGCGCTACCCATCGACTGACTTGAATTTCTTACCGACTGCAACACTCGGT